ATCAATTTTTGTACAATGCCTCTGAAATACTATCATATAAGGGTTTCAGAGCGACCCCGACCCCTCCCGACCCCCCTGTTTTGACTTTTTTGCGACAGCCTGCCTAGTACACTATTTTGCTCAATTATTTTCATAATTTTTCATAATAAACACCCCCCCCCTTCTTTTTTTCGATAGGCTTGCATATATACTATATATTTTCGTATAATGTATGGGAAACGTTCAAGGGACCCTATAGGGGGTATATATATTTATGACACCAAGACAACTATTAGTATTAGAAGCGATTGAAGAGTATTGGTCTGAGGAGCATTGTGGACCGTCATTAGAAGCCATAGCGGGTAAAGTAGGGGTCTCCTCTAGGTCTACTGTACATTCTATTGTAAAACGCTTACATGAGGACGGTTGGATCACTATGCAGCCGAAGAGATGGCGTACTATGATGTCAACTAGGAACTCTCCTATGTTTGAAAAGAAAGAACCCGTAGAAGAAAAACCGGAGCTGGTTAAACCCGTAGTGATACATAAGACTGTGGCACCTGAACAAAAACCGAACATAGTTGTGGAAAAAAAAATCGCGAGCGAGGATTTGTCTTTAGCAGATAAGAAAAAGGAGTGGCTGCGGGAGATGGAAGAAGCAAAAAAAAGTTTTGATATTTAGAACAAAAACACTTGACGTACATGAGAAGATCATTAATATGTGTAAAATCTTGGAGAGCTTTGCTCTCAACAGTTTAATACTAGCTAGTTATAAACTAATAGTTTATATAGTTAGTTATATACTAGAGAAGGAATTACCTAGCCCCTATGACAACTCCACCGAAGATTGCTCTCCAGTGGCTGTAAAAATCTATATATGTTGTGGGGGCTAACTTGTCTAATCCGTATCTTGATAAAATAAAACAATTACCTGTTAGCGAACAGAAACGTTTCTTATCACTATTAGAAGAGTACGAACAATCTAAGAACAGACAAGAATGCGGTGATAACTTCCTACCCTTTGTAAAACATATATGGTCTGCCTTCATAGAGGGCTATCATCATACTAAGATGGCTGATGCCTTTGATCGTGTTGCCAAAGGAGATTTAAAAAGGTTAATAATTAATATGCCACCCCGACATACTAAATCGGAGTTTGCATCCTACTTACTACCTGCATGGTACTTAGGTAAGTACCCTGAGAAGAAAATCATTCAGATCGCACATACGGCTGAACTAGCAGTAGGCTTTGGACGTAAGGTTAGAAACTTAGTAGGGTCAGAAGACTTTAAGAGTGTATTTCCTGACGTAGCGTTGCAGTCAGACTCTAAAGCTGCCGGACGTTGGAATACAAACAAAGGCGGTGAATACTTTGCGATAGGTGTAGGTGGTGCGGTTACAGGTAAAGGTGCGGATGTTTTAATAATAGACGATCCTCATTCAGAGCAAGAAGGACAGAGCGGAGACCCTTCTGTGTTTGATAGAGTGTACGAATACTATACATCAGGTCCTAGACAGCGTTTACAACCGGGCGGTTCTATTGTGATTGTAATGACACGTTGGCACAAAAGAGATTTAACCGGTCAAATAATTAAAGCTCAAGAAAACAGAGCAGGTGTAGACGATTGGGAAGTCATAGAGTTTCCAGCTATATTGCCTTCAGGTAAAAGTTTATGGCAAGAGTTCTGGGATATAAAAGAATTAGAAAAGTTAAAAGCAGAACTACCGGTAGCTAAATGGTCTGCACAGTATCAACAAGACCCTACTTCAGAAGAAGGAGCTATTGTTAAAAGAGAATGGTGGCAAGATTGGGAATACGAAAGCCCACCTCAATGTGAGTTTATTATTCAATCTTGGGACACGGCTTTCTTAAAGACTCAACGTGCTGACTATTCAGCTTGTACTACTTGGGGAGTTTTTTACAAAGAAGACGAAGGAACTGGAATAGTACAACCTAATATAATTTTACTAGATGCTTTTAAAGAGCGTATGGAGTTTCCTGAATTAAAAAGAAAAGCCTTTGATCATTGGAAAGAATGGCAACCTGACGCATTTATTGTTGAGGGTAAGGCAGCAGGAATGCCTTTAATCTTTGAACTAAGATCAATGGGTATACCTGTGTCAGAATACACCCCTAGTCGTGGTAACGATAAGATAGCTAGAGTTAACGCAGTAGCAGATTTATTTGCATCAGGTATAGTATGGGCACCAGAGAAGAGATTCTCTGAAGAGGTTATAGAAGAATTCGCAGCTTTCCCTAGTGGAGAGCATGATGATTTGGTAGATGCTTCAACGCAAGCATTACTAAGATTTCGTCAAGGTGGGTTTGTTCCGTTATACTCGGATGAAGAAGATGAAGAGTTTGTAGGAACAAGAGCAGATTATTATTAAGGAGCAAGTATGAGTTTTTGGGAAAAATTATCTTCTTTCTTTGAAAAGAAAACTGTAGAAAAAGCTGAAAGCATAACTGATAAAGTTAACAAAGAAGCAAAAGCTATAGAGAAACTTTTAAATGAAAGTAAAGAAGCAGTTAAAGCAAGAGAGACAAAGAATAAAAAACCTGCAAGGGCTAGAACTAAAACAGGTCAATTTGTTGCAGACGATGAATCTACAGAAGAAGTAAATGAAGCTTGGGTTGGTGGTAAAGCACCAAAGAAACCAAGTAAAACAAAACCCAAAATTATTAGAAGAAAAAAATCTAGGTAAATAAATGGCAGAAAAACCGTTACAAACACCTGAAGCTATCGTAGAGAATAGTCCATTAGAAATATTGGTTACTAATCCTGAAGAAATAGCCATAGGAACAGAAGATGGAGGTCTACTAATAGACTTCGATCCTGATGCTGTAGATTTTACAGATAACTTCAATGACAACTTAGCTGAGTTTATGGAAGACTCTGAGTTAGATGCACTAGCATCTGAGTTAGTTTCTAGTTATTCAAGCGATAGAGAATCAAGATCAGATTGGGAAGAGACTTACATTAAAGGTTTAGATCAACTAGGTCTTAAAATTGAAGAAAGAACTCAACCGTGGGATGGTGCTTGTGGGGTGTTTCACCCATTATTAACTGAAGCTGTTATAAGATTTCAGGCTCAAGCTATTACAGAAGTGTTTCCACCTAAAGGACCTGTAAGAACTCAAGTAGTAGGCACTATTACAAGCGAAAAAGAACAGCAAGCTAGTCGTGTTAAAGACTATTTAAACTATCTGTTAACAGATAAAATGACTGAGTATCGTAGTGAAACAGAAAAACTACTGTTTAATCTACCTCTAGCCGGCTCTGCTTTTAGAAAAGTGTACTTTGATCCAAACATGAACAGACCGTGCTCTATGTTTGTACCTGCTGAAGACTTTGTAGTAAGTTATGGAGCTTCTGATCTAACAACTTGCGAACGTGCTACGCACATTATGAAGAAAACTTCTAATGAAGTTAGAAAGTTACAGGTAAATGGCTTCTACAGAGACATAGAACTAGATACTCCTACTGCTGATTTAAGTGATATTAAAGAAAAATACAATCAGTTAACAGGTGATAGCACAAATTACGACTACGATCAGAGACATACTCTGTTAGAAATGATGGTAGACCTTGATTTAGAACAGTTTCCTGATCTTAAAGACGGTGAACCCACAGGAATTGCTTTACCGTACATAGTTACAGTTGATTTATCATCTCGTAAGATTCTTTCTATAAGAAGAAATTGGTATGAAGAAGACGAACAGAAAATGTCTCGACAACATTTTGTCCATTATCAGTATTTGCCGGGATTAGGCTTCTATGGTTTTGGATTAATACACCTTATAGGTGGTATTGCTAAGTCTGCTACGAGTTTATTAAGACAATTAGTGGATGCAGGTACTTTATCTAACCTTCCGGGCGGTTTAAAGTCCAGAGGGCTTAGAATTAAGGGTGATGATACCCCTATTATGCCGGGTGAGTTCAGAGATGTGGACGTTCCGGGTGGTGCTATACGAGATAATATAACTTTTTTACCATATAAAGAGCCTTCAGGTGTTTTATATCAATTATTAGACAATTTAGTAGAAGAAGGACGTAGATTTGCTTCCGTAGCGGACATGAAAGTAGCAGATATGAACAATCAAGCTCCTGTAGGCACTACATTAGCTATTTTAGAGCGTTCTATGAAGGTTATGGGGTCTGTTCAAGCTAGAATCCATGCTTCCATGAAGAAAGAACTGCATATTCTTTCAGGAATCATAAGAGATTTTGGTCCAACTGAATATCCATACGCTACAGAGGGTCAAGAACTACTACCTGAAGACTTTGATGATGCAGTTGATGTAATACCTATCTCTGATCCAAATGCTTCTACTACTGCACAAAGAATCATGCAGTATCAAGCAGCATTACAACTCGCTCAACAAGCACCGCAAATGTACAATATGCCTGAATTACATAGACAGATGCTTGAGACACTAGGAATACGTGATCCGGAAAGCATAGTACCTCTTGATGAAGATATAGAGCCTACAAACCCTGTATCTGAAAATATGAATATGCTTAATGAGAAACCTGTTAAATCATTCATGTATCAAGACCATGAAGCTCATATTATGACTCACATGGCTATGGCTGATGATCCTAAGATTAGGAAAATGATTGGTCAAAGTCCTAATGCTAACGCTATATTAGGAGCTTTCTCTGAACACGTTACAGAACACATTGCTTTCCAATACAGAAAGGAAATAGAAGAACAGCTCGGTGTGCCGTTACCACCACCCGATGAGCCACTACCTGAAGATATTGAATTACGATTGTCACAGTTAGTTTCGGAAGCTGCACAGCGAGTTCTTCATAAAGATGTTGCAGAAGAAAGACAAAAAGAACTACAGCAAAAACTTAAAGACCCTGTTATACAGCAACGTGATCGTGAATTAGATATAAGAGAAGCACAAGTACAAGCTAAAATGAAAGCTGATGCAGAGAAAATTGCTGCTGATTTACAGAAATCAACTATTACTGCCGGAACAGAATTAGAACGTTTAGCTTCACAAGAAAGAATTACAAGTGCTAACATAGCTGCAAAACTAGCTACAGATGAAGCAGATATAAGCAGTAAAGAGAAAATAGAAGGTGCAAAAATAGGAAAAGAGATTGCACAAGATATATTACACAAAGATAAATGAACGAACTAATTACAGAAAATTTTCCTGACGCATTACGAAAAATGCTTAGAGAGCAAATGAATGATCATTCAGATGCTTTAGTTGGGGGAAGCTGCAAAGACTTTGGCGAATACAGGTATATGACAGGAGTCATTGCTGGTTTAGCTTTAGCAGAACGTAATCTTCTTGATCTAATAGAGAGAGGAGAAGACTAACATCATAACGATGCAAAGGTCTCAGGTCCTTAACCTGTGCAATAAAAGGAAACTATGAAAGCCGTTAAAGATATAGAAGTAGAAGATTCTGAAGCAAAAGAAAAAGAAGAATCAACTGCAAAACAATTACCAGAACCCTCTGGTTATCGGATATTAATAGCATTACCTGAAGCAGAAGAAACAACAGAAGGCGGTATTATAAAAGCTGCTGCCTACGTAGAAAGAGAATCTGTTGGATCAATATGTGGATTTGTAATGAAATTAGGTCCAGACGCTTACCAAGATAAGAAACGTTTTCCAAATGGTTCTTATTGCAAAGAAGGCGATTGGATAATAATGCGTTCTTATACAGGTACTAGATTTTTAGTACATGGAAAAGAATTTAGATTAATAAACGATGACAGCGTTGAAGCCGTTGTTCAAGACCCAAGAGGAGTAGTAAAAGCATGAGTACAAACGAAGAGTACGCAGAAGAACAATATCAAGAACCTGAGAATGAAATTGTTCAAGAAGAACCTTCTTCACAAGAAGATAAGTTTTTAGGCATTAAAAATACAGTTGTTTCTAATGAAGAAGCTGTAGATTTTGATGTAGAAATCATTGATGATAGACCTGAACAAGATCGTAAGATACCTCGTTCAGAAGAACAAAGAGAATCAGATCAATCTGATTTAGAAAAAGAAATCGATGATGTAGATGAACGTGTAAAAAAACGTATAGGTAAACTTAAATACGAATGGCACGAAGAAAGAAGGGCTAAAGAAGCAGCAGAGAAGATAAGAGATGAATCTGTTAATTATGCTAAACAACAAGCAGAAGAAAACAGAAGATTACAAGCTCTAGTCCAACGTGGCGAGAGTGCTTTAATGCAACAGGTAAAAGCTAAAGCAGAAGCACAATTAGCATCAGCAAAAGAGTCTCATAAGAAAGCTTATGAAACAGGAGATACTGATCAAATTACAGATGCTACGCAGGAAATGCTTAAAGCTCAACAAGAATTAAAGGTCGCAGATGATCATTTTGTTAGACAAAGGGTGCAAGAACAACAAGCACCACAGCAACAAAATTTTCAACAGCAACAGCAACAACCAATACCACAACAACAACCACAAACTATAGACCCGAAAGCTGTAGCTTGGTTAAAGGTTAATTCATGGTTTGGTTCTGACGACCAAAAAGAAATGACGGCTCTGGCTTATGGAATACATGAAACTTTAGTTACTAAAGAGGGTGTATCTCCACAGTCAGATCAATATTATCAGGAAGTGGATAAGCGTATGCGAGTTCGTTTTCCTGATTATTTCGGGGTGGAAAACTCTAATGAAGACAGTAACTTAGTTACTGAAACTGTGACACCCAGAAATACTCAATCGGTGGTAGCTCCATCTACTCGAAACAACGGTAGCAAACCCCGCAAAGTACAGTTAACTTCAACTCAAGTTTCTCTCGCAAAGAGACTTGGGCTTAGTCCAGAAAGATATGCTAAAGAACTCATTAAGGAGAAAATTTAATGTCTGATATATATGAAAACGACACAGACGAATCTGTAGTCGAAGAGCGTGCACCTAGAGAAGTAGATGAAAGAAAAGACGATTATCGTCCATCTGATGCTTTTATTCCTCAATCCCTTTTACCAACTCCAATACCGCAAGACGGTTGGGTTTTTAGATGGGTGAGAACACAAATACTCGGAGCTTCCGACAACATAAACGTTTCAACACGTTTTCGTGAAGGTTGGGAACCGGTATTAGCTGAAGATCATCCTGAATTAAAAATTCAATCTGACTATGGTTCAGAGTTTGCTAAGAAAGGTAACATTGAAATCGGTGGTTTACTTTTATGTAAAGCACCAGCACAAACAATGAAAGCAAGAGCAAAATATTACGAAAATATGGCTCAACAGCAGATGGAAGGTGTTGATAGAAATTATCTACGAGAAAATGACCCTCGTATGCCTTTATTAAGACCCGAAAGAAATACGAAGGTTAAATTTGGTGGCAATAATTAATTTTTAATTATGCTTAATTTAATTTAATCGGAGAAAAAGATATGTCAGCAACGGCAACTCCTACAGGTGCAGAACCTATTGGCACTTTAAGTTCTAGCGGTTCCTTTACAGGAAAAGTTAGACACTTAAATATAGCTAGTAACTATGGCACCGCTATATTCTACGGTGACTTTGTAAAAACAGTCGCTGGTGGAACTATAGAAAAAGATACAGGAACAACTGCATTAACACCTACAGGTGTTTTTATGGGCTGTTCTTATACCGACCCGACTACTAAACAACCTACATATTCACAAACTTATCCAGCTTCAACGGTAGCTAGTGATATTAAAGCTTATGTATTAGATGATCCTCATGTTCTTATGAGAATGCAAGGTGACGCTACTTTAGCTCAAACGGCTATAGGTAATAATGTTTCAATAGTTCAAACCGCAGGTTCAACAGATATTGGACGTAGCAAAAACGCAGTCGATAGTTCAACTATTGCAGCGACTACAGCTACTCTTCCTCTTCGCATCATCGACTTTGTTGATGGTCCGGATAGTTCTGTTGGTGATTCATTCACAGATGTTATTGTTAAATTCAATGCAGGGCATCAATATTTAAATACCACAGGTATTTAAGGGAGTATAAAATATGGCTATTTCAAGAGCACAAATGCTCAAAGAGCTGCTTCCGGGATTGAATGCACTCTTTGGGGATGAATATACGTCTTATGACGATGAGCACGCAGCAATCTACGAAACTGAAAATTCTGATCGATCTTTCGAGGAAGAAGTAAAGTTAAGTGGATTTGACGCAGCTCCAGTTAAGAATGAAGGTTCTGCTATCAGTTATGATACAGCACAAGAAACTTACACTGCTCGTTATAATCACGAAACTATAGCAATGGGCTTTAGTATTACAGAAGAAGCAATGGAGGATAACCTCTATGACTCTCTTTCTGCTAGATACACAAAAGCACTTGCTAGAGCAATGTCTTACACTAAGCAAGTAAAAGCAGTAAATCCATTAAACAATGGTTTTACTAATGCTTTCCAAACTGGAGATGGAGTAAATTTATTTACTGCTTCCGGTGATGGTGTTACTGGTGGTGATGGACATCCATTGGTAGATGGCGGTAAAAATAATAACCGTCCAGCTACGGCAACCGACTTAAACGAAACTTCATTAGAAAATGCAGTAATTGATATTGCTGGATTTAAAGATGAACGTGGACTTTTAGTTGCTGCTAAACCAAGACGCTTGATTATTCCTTCAGCGTTACAATTTACTGCTACTAGACTCTTAGAGACTACAGGCAGAGTTGGAACTTCTGATAATGATATCAACGCACTTAATAATAATGGAGCAATACCAGAAGGTTATTTTGTTAATCACTATTTAACAGATACTAATGCTTTCTTCATTATTACTGATGTACCTAATGGAATGAAACACTTCCAAAGGACTGCTTTAGAAACTTCTATGGACGGTGACTTTGACACCGGAAATGTTCGTTATAAAGCTAGAGAGCGTTACTCATTTGGAGTAAGTGACTACATGGGAATCTACGGATCACCGGGTAGTAGCTAAGATAAAACGGGCGATAGTTAATTCTATCGCCCTTTTTTCTATATAAAATCTAGGGTTTTTATTTTTTTTATCGACTGACCTAGCAGACTCGCCAAGACGATAAATTTATTAAGGAGACTTAATTATGGCAAATTCAACTTTCAATGGACCAGTCAGGTCCGAAAATGGTTTTAAAACCATTGATACAAATTCAACAACAGGTGTAATTACTGATGGGTTGGTAATCAACGCAGACGGTAATATCTTTACTGATGATGGTGCACATATTCAATATGCAGCAGCGACAGGTTTTGGACCTGCTGATTTAGTAATAGGTAAAGGCGGTAGCCAATATGCTACAGCTAACCCTTATGCTGAAAGTGCAACACAACTATTCCCACTAGGGGCTAAACTAATTTACGGTAATAATGTATATCGTTATGTTGGTATTGGTGGAACTGCGGTAACAGCAGGTAAGCTTTTACAACAACCAGCAGTAGTTTCTGATCATGCTAATATGACTGCAACAGCAGCCGTAGCAGCAGGTGAAACTGCAATATCTGTAGAAACAGGTGGTACTGATATAACTCTTAATCAATATGCAAATGGTTATCTTTGGGTAAATGACGTAGCAGGTGAAGGACAAATGCTTAGAGTTAAATCTAATCCAGCACATGATCACTCAGCAGACCCTTCTATTGTTATTACTTGTTATGACGCATTAGCAACTGCTCTTACAACTAACTCACAGTTAACACTACTAGCTGACCCTTCTAATGACCTTATCGTTGCACCAGCAGCAGAAACAGGTGCTTTAATGGGTGCTACAGTAATTGACCTTACAGCAGACTATTTTGGTTGGGCAGTAATGTCAGGACCAGCAGCTTTATTAACTGTAGGAACTTTAGTTGTAGGTAATGCAGCAGTTCGTTCAGGTGGTACAGCAGGTGGCGTTGCACCAGCAACAGATAACGTGTTAATGGAAGTAGGTGATGTAATGGCTGTATCAGCTAATACAGAGTACTCACTCATTAATATGAATCTAAGTTAGGAGTAACACATGGCTGATGCAGTAACAAGTCAAACTCTTCAAGACGGCACTAAAACTGCCGTTATGAAGTTTACAAATATAAGTGATGGCTCTGGTGAATCGGCAGTTGCTAAAGTTGACGTATCAGCTTTAGAATCTAGTGCAACAGGAGCAGCTTGCACAAGAGTAACTATAAACAAGATATGGTATGCAATAAATGGCATGGAGGTACAACTGTATTTTAATGCAAGTACAAATGTATTTATTTTAGAATTATCCGGAACTTCAGATATGTTAGATTTCTCTAGTTTTAGTGGAATATCTAATAATGCCGGAAGTGGAGTAAATGGAGATATTTTACTTACTACAGCAAATCATACCGATGGCGATACTTACAGTATTATCATGGAATTAACTAAACATTACTAAAGGAAAAAACAATGAAAGGAACTAAAGGAAAATCAAAAATGAAAGGCGGTAAATCCGTCAAAGGTATGGCTAAAATGAAAGGCGGTAAATCTGTCAAAGGCATGGCTAAGATGAAAGGTGGCAAGTCCGTTAAGGGCATGGCTAAAATGAAAGGCGGAAAAAACGTTAAAGGCAAGTCTAATATGAAAGGACCAATGATGTTTCAAGACCTAGTTAAAAAGAAATTTGGTGGAAGGGTGTAAATGGCATCTAGCGGTACAGCTACATTTAATCCAGATTTTACAGAATTAGCAGAAGAAGCCTATGATATGGCTGGAGTAGAAATGCGTTCTGGATATCATTTAAGGAGTGCTAGACGCTCCTTAAATACCATGTTCCTTGAATGGGCTAATCGTGGTATTAATTTATGGACAGTTGAAAGCGGAACTCAAACGCTTACTGCTGGTACAAGCAGCTATACGTTGCCGGCTGATACTATTGATTTAATAGAATACTCTATTAGAACTAACTCAGGTAATACAAGTACGCAAAGCGATACACGATTAAATCGTATATCTGTTTCTACATACGCAGCTATACCTAATAAATTAACACAAGGTTCACCGATTCAAATATACATAGATAGACAACAAGCAGCACCGATTGTAAATTTTTATCCTGTTCCGGATAGTGCAGAAACCTATACGTTGTTCTATTACAGAATAGCAAGAATAGAAGACGTAGGTGCTCCAGCATCTAATACTTTAGATTTACCTGCTAGATTCTTGCCATGTGCAACTGCGGGTCTTGCTTATTATTTATCCATTAAACACGCTGAACAACCTGAAAGAGTTATGGCATTAAAAGCTTTATATGAAGAACAATGGCAGTTTGCAGCAGCAGAGGATAGAGAAAAAGCATCTGTAAGATTTGTTCCGTTTATTGGAAGAAACTAATGTCTAATTTTGCTTCAGGTAAAAAAGCAATAGCTTATTGTGATCGTTGTAGTTTTGAATATCCTTATAACGATTTAAGGTTTGAAATATTTAATCAAAAAAGAACAGGCTATAGAGTTTGTGATGAATGTTTAGATGTAGATCAACCACAATTACAATTAGGCAAATATGCTACAGATGATCCTCAAGCCTTACTAAACCCAAGACCGGACAGAGGATTAACAGAAAGCCGTAGGTTTTCAGCATTTGATCCTATAGGTGGAGGTGTTACAGAGTTTGGTTCATCTACTTTAGGTTTAGATATGTTTGGTAAGATAGGAACATTAACAGTAACTACGAGTTAATTATGACATACGCAGAATTAAAATCATCAATACAAGATTACTTACAAAATACAGAAACAACTTTTGTTGCTGATTTACCTACAATAATCCAACAAGCTGAAGAAAGAATATTAAAGTTAGTTCGTCTACCTGTTTTTAGAAAAAACGTACAAGGCAATCTAACCACAGGAAATCAATATTTAGGAACTCCTAGTGATTTTATGGACACTTTCTCAATAGCAACTATAACTTCAGATACTTATAATTATTTAATAAGAACTGATGTAAGCTTTATTAGAGAAGCTTATCCAACAACAACTACAACAGGTGCACCAAAACATTATTCACTTTTTGATAATAATACATTTATAGTTGGACCAACTCCGAATGCTGATTACACAGCAGAACTTCATTATTTTTATAAACCTGCATCAATTACAGCAGGTGCAGAAAGTGGTACTACATGGTTAGCAACTAATGCTACTAATGTTTTGTTATATGGATGTCTTGTAGAAGGCTATACCTATATGAAAGGTGAAGCCGATTTAATGAATTTATACAATCAAAGATATCAAGAAGCTTTAGGAAGATTAAAAGTATTAGGTGAAGGTAGAAATACATCTGATACATACAAAGAAGGAACTTTTCAAGTACCAGTAACATAAAACATTAAGGAGCAGATAATGTTAAAAAAACCAATAAAAGACCTTAAAGGTAAAAATATAGCTATTGTAGCTATGGGAGAGAGTCAATTAGATTTTCACATAGCAAGAACACATAGCCAAGAATTTGATGAAGTATGGGCTATAAATGCAATGGCTGGCATTATTCCAAATCCAGATAGAGTATTTGCAATGGACCCAATGACTAGATTCTTTGATACTGAAGATGCAGGCGGTCAAACAGCTTTAATAAGAAAAACATTATCTACAATAGAGTGTCCTGTTTATTCTGTTGAATTAGATGAAAGAACACCATCTGTTGAACTATATCCAATAGAAGCTATTATTAGTGATACAGAGTGTGGGTATTTAAATAACACAGTAGCTTATGCAATAGCTTTTGCATATTGGAATAAAGTTGGCTCTATAAGTATGTTTGGAGCTGATTTTACTTATAAAAAATTAGTTTATTTTGCTGAAATGGGTAGGGCTTGTTGTGAGTTTTGGTTAGCTAAATGTATGGAACAAAAAATAGAAGTATCAATAGCATTGAGGTCTAATTTATTAGATGCTAATGTAGAGATTAAAGATAAATTATATGGTTATCATCGTTTAAATGATCCTGTAGTAAGTTATATTGAAAACAATAAAATGAAAGTTTGTAGATATTCAGAAGTTATAAAACAACAAATGGTACCCTACGGCATATCAGGAAGAGAAGACCCAGAAACTAATTTTAACGACATAGTAGAACCGAACAAACCATAATGAATACAGACCCATTTGAAAGTTCTTTAGGAAACTTAGGTGTTACAACTACAAATAACCGTGGACACACAGTTGAAGAAGTAGCTGCTATGGCAACAGAAAGATTAGTATCTATAAGTAATACAGCACCAGAGCCTATCAAAGCACAAGCTCATTTATTTAAAGATGCTACACAAAAAGTAATTTCATACTATATGAATGAAGCTGTAAAAAATCATATTTGTACTGTATGTAATCAATTAGAACAGCAAGGTCATAAAGACTTAGCTAATATTATAAGGAGACTATAATGGCAATAACACAAGCAATGTGCACAACTTTTAAAAAAGAACTTTTACAAGCAAAGCATAATTTTTCAACAGGGGGCAATACTTTCAAGTTAGCTCTATATACTTCTAGTGCAACTATGTCAGCAGCAACAACTGCGTATACAACCACTAACGAAGCTAGTGGAACTAATTATACGGCTAAAGGCGGAACTTTAACTAAAGTAGAACCAACAAATGCTGGTACTACAGCAATAACAGATTTTGCTGATTTAACTTTTGGAACAGCTACAATTACAGCTAGAGGCTGTATGATCTTTAATGAAACAGCATCAGGTGATCCAGCAGTAGCTGTATTTGACTTTGGTGGAGATAAAACATCAACAGCAGGTTCATTTACTATTACGTTTCCAACTGCTGACGCATCAAACGCTGTTATTAGAATAGCATAGGAGTTTAAGTGGCAACAGGATGGGGTCGCAGTACATGGGGTGATGGACCTTTTGGTGCAACCGCAGTATCTGTTGCTGTAACAGGATTAGCCGGTACAGCAGCATTAGGAAGTGAAACTGTTACTGGTGATGCTAATGTAGCAGAAACAGGTGTAGTAGGAACATCTGCACTAAATTCAGTAGTAGCTGCTGGTTTTGCAATAACAGGTGTATCAGGAACTGCATCAACTGTAGGTCTTGGTGACGAAACAGTAACTTGTGATGCTAATGTTTTTCCTACAAATGTAGTAGGTACAACTGGATTAGGAGCTTTAGGACTTGTTACAGTAAACATACTTTCAATTACTGGATTAGTCGGAACATCTGCATTAGGTACAGAAACAGTACAAGCAGATGCAAATATGTCTGTAGATAGTGTATTAGCTACAGGACAAATATCAAATTTATTAATTTGGGGTTTGGTAGATGATTCACAAACACCAAATTATTCAACAGTATCAACAACACAATCTCCTAATTGGAGAGGAGTTGCATAATGATATATAATTTTATAAGAGGAAAATAAATGGCAAGCTCATATGTAAATGATTTAAGACTCAACGAAATGGCGACAGGTGACGCTAGTGGAAGCTGGGGCACAAATACAAATACCAACCTAAGCTTGATTGGCGAAGCTCTAGGCTTTGGAACAGAAGGCATAACAACCAACGCAGATACACATACATCTACAGTAGCAGATGGAGCTACAGACCCAGTAAGGGCGATGTATGTTAAATATACAGGTACATTAGATTCAGCCTGTACGATTACAATCGCACCTAACACAATCAACAGGATGCAATTCATAGAGAACGGAACAACCGGTTCTCAAAATATAATAATTTCTCAAGGTACTGGTGCAAACATAACCATACCAGCTGGAGATACTAAAGCAGTTTACCTAGATGGTGCTGGTAGTGGAGCAGCAGTAACAGACGCTTTTGCTAGTCTTTCTACAGTAGACCTAAAAGTACAAGACGATTTAACAGTTACAGATGATCTTATAGTTGGTGGTGATATAGACCTAGAAGGTGCTATAGATGTAAATGGCACTACTAACTTAGACGTAGTAGATATAGATGGTGCTGTTGATATGGCTTCTACACTACAAGTAGATGGAGCTATAACAGGTTCAAGCACAATCAATGGTGTAGGTATATCTTCTAATATTACTAATTTTTCCCAAGGTATACTTATCAGTAATGATGCTGGTACAGGTACACTTGATGGTGCTTCTAACAATACAGGATTAGGTTTTGAAGTATTTGATGATTTAACAAGTGGCGATCAAAATACAGGTGTTGGTGTTCAAGCATTAGCCAAAGTTACTACTGGCTCAAACAATAATGCTATTGGTGAAACAGCTTTATTTACTAATACTACAGGTGGTAATAATGTTGCTATGGGCAGAGCCGCTTTAGAAACCAATAATGCAGATAATAATACAGCCATAGGACACCAAGCACTCAAAGCAAACACTACAGGAACTAGGCATGTAGCAGTAGGTGCGACAGCCTTAGATACAAATACTACAGGTTCTCATAATGTTGCTATAGGCTATGCTGCTCTAACTGCAAATACAACTGCATCGTATAACATAGCAATTGGTGATTCAGCTATGGGGTCAAACACAACTGGAACACAAAATATTGCTATCGGTCAAGATGCTTTAGCTACAATGAGTACATCTAGTTATAACACAGGCGTGGGTTATCAAGCTTTAAAAGCGAATTCAACTGCACAAGAAAATGCTGCATTTGGAACAGATGCACTTTTAGCAACAACAACTGGCGGTAGAAACACAGCTTTAGGTGCTTACACTTTAAGTAGTAATACAACTGCACAAGATAACGTCGCGGCTGGTTATGTTGCTTTAAATGCAAATACAGAGGGACATTCTAATACAGCAGTAGGTTCTGAGGCTGGTAAAGCCATAACAACTGGTGATGAAAACGTAGCGATAGGTCATGGTGCTTTAGATGGTGCTACAACTGTTAATGGTAATACTGCTGTTGGTACAGATACAATGGGTTCAGCTTCTTATGCTGGAGGAAATAACACAGCAATTGGTTATAATGCTATGTTAGTAGCAACAACTGCTGATGGAATAACAGCTGTTGGTAATCAATGTTTAGATGCTTTAACCACAGGAAGTTATAACACAGGAGTAGGTTCTGCTGCTTTAGGAGCATGTAGTAATGGTGGTAAACATACTGCTATAGGATATGGTGCTTTAAAAGATCAAACAGGTGGTGAAGAAAATACAGCAGTAGGTTATTTAGCTGGAGAAAACATGACGACAGCAAGTGGTTGTGTGGCAGTAGGACAAGAGGCATTAAAAACACTTCAAACTGGAAACTTTAATATAGCTATAGGTAGAGAAGCTTTACTTAGTGTCAATGGTGCAG